TGAAATGCACGATCACTGCTATACTATAATAACGAAGGATGACATTGTAATTCCTCCTCACAGTCTGGAAGAGCATGATTACATTTGAGAAGATTCGCTGGAAAAACTTTCTAAGTACTGGCAATCAATTTACAGAAGTTGAACTCGATAAAGATACAACAACTTTAATTATTGGATCTAACGGAGCAGGTAAGAGCACTATTTTGGATGCTCTTACTTTTTCATTGTATGGAAAATCCTTCCGTAAGATTAACAAACCGCAGTTGGTGAACTCCACCAATGAAAAGAACTGTTTGGTTGAGATTGAGTTTACTGTCAATAACACAGAGTGGAAAGTGATTCGTGGAATCAAACCTGCTGTGTTTGAGATTTATCGAGACGGACAAGTTCTGGATCAGAATGCATCTTCTGTGGACCAACAACGATGGTTGGAACAGAATGTTCTGAAGATGAATTATAAGAGTTTCACTCAGATCGTGATTCTTGGAAGCAGTTCATTTGTTCCATTCATGCAACTTCCTGTTGCTTCTCGCAGAGAAGTGGTGGAGGATCTGTTGGACATTCGTATCTTCTCATCGATGAATGGATTGATCAAAGAGAAGATTCGCTCACTCCGTGAAGAGATTCGAACTCTGGATTTGAAGAAGGACAATCTCAAAGATAAAGTTGAGATGCAGAAGAACTTTATCGATCAGTTGGAAAAACGTGGTTATGATAACATCAAAGAAAAGAAGGATAAGATTACCACTCTGATGCAGAGTGTGGAGGATTACAGTAAGGATAATCAGGATCTTGAATCCAAATCGTCAACTCTTCAAAAAGAATTAGAAACAGTCTCTGATGCAACTAAACGACTGAAAGAGTTTGGAAGTGTCAAAGGTAAACTCTCACAGAAGATTTCTGTGATTGTGAAGGAACATAAATTTTTTAATGAGAATTCGGTTTGCCCAACCTGTACACAATCCATAGAAGAAACCTTCAGAATAAATAGAATTGAGGACTCTCAGAATAAAGCTGCTGAGTTGCAGAAGGGTTATAAAGAACTCGAAGAAGCAATTAAAAAGGAAGAATTGAGGGAGTCCACTTTCCAAAGAGTTTCAAAGGAGGTCACTCAACTTTTACATGGCATTTCTCAAAACAATACTCGGATCTCTGGTTGTCAGCAACAAATCACACAACTGGAATCTGAAATTCAAACAATTACCGAGCAACTTGAGAACAGAAATTCTGAACATGAAAAGTTAGAGGACTTCAAGGAAAAACTTCAACAGACTTTTGAGGATGTTGGAGAAAGAAAAGAGGATACTTACTATCATGACTTTGCTTATAACCTCCTGAAGGATGGTGGAGTCAAGGCAATGATCATCAAGAAGTATCTACCACTGATCAATCAGTCGGTAAATAAGTATCTTCAAATGATGGACTTCTACATCAACTTCAAACTTGATGAAGAGTTCAACGAAACGATTGAATCACCGATTCATGAAGACTTCACTTACGCTTCTTTCTCGGAAGGAGAGAAGATGAGAATTGACCTTGCTCTGCTGTTTACCTGGAGAGAAGTGGCAAGGTTCAAAAACTCAGTCAACACTAATCTCTTGATCATGGACGAAGTGTTTGATTCGTCTTTGGATGGATTTGGAACAGAGGAGTTCCTGAAGATCATTCGGTTCACAATCAAAGATTGTAATATCTTTGTTATATCTCACAAGTCTGGACTTGACGACAAGTTCAACAGTGTCTTACAATTTGAGAAGATCAAGGGATTCAGTCGAGTTGTCTCCTAAAACAAAAGTTCATTAAAAACTCGACACATTCCTTGATTGTCACTAAATAAAAACATGAAGTGAGGTAATCAGTTTATGAAAAACCTTGTCTCTTATAATGAGTTGGCAACTTGGGAAGTGAAAGACACGCCACGGCTGGAGGACATAAATGACCGTGTGGCAGATTACTTTTCCTGCATTGCCGAGGTGGGAGTAAACGATCACGAAGCAAAACGATTCTGTCGCCACATTCTGACCGAGTAACTTAAGGGAGGAGAGACCGACCGACAGGCCCCCGAGGAGATTCCGACTCTGAGGGGGTTTGGTTATACCAATTGAATATCTGTCCGTCACCCAGGTTTCCGCCTGGGTTTTGTTGTAAGATGGAATCAAAGCAGAGAAACCAATGATCAACTACGAAATCAAATCACAACTCGCCAAACTGCTTGCGACTGAAGATCTCGTGGTTGAACACCGCAACGTTCCCACGGCGTGTTTTGACGTGGGTCGCAGGGTTCTGACGCTGCCTCTGTGGCAGAAGGCATCTGAAACGGTTTATGACCTTCTGGTGGGGCACGAGGTTGGTCATGCCCTTTACACTCCAGACCAGGACTTTCCTGAGGGTCTTCCACCTCAGTTCATTAACGTGGTGGAGGATGTTCGCATTGAGCGTTTGATGAAGCGTCGTTATCCTGGACTTCTCAAAAGTTTTTATAACGGTTATCGAGAACTCGTTGAGATGGATTTCTTCGAGATCGAAGATGAGAAACTCGAAGCTCTCAATCTTGCTGACCGTGTGAACCTGCACTATAAGATTGGACCTCACGTCAGCATTCCAATTGAGGATGGACGTGAAACTGAGATTCTGGAACAGATCGGTGATGCAGAGACCTTTGAGCAAGTTTTAGATGCTGCTCGTGTTCTGTTTGAGTACTGCAAAGAGAAGATCGAGCAGAAAAAAGAACAACCTCAGGAGGTTCAGTCTGAGAAGAAAGGCAACACTGAAATGTCTGCTTCTGATGTGAGTGGTGGTCAGTCTGAGATTAAGCAGCAGACACAAAAGGAATCTTCCACTGAACAACAAACTGAAGAACAGGAACTGGAAGTTCAGACTGATAAGTCTCTTCAAGAGAATCTTCAGAATCTGATTCAACCTGACACTCTGCACAATGTTTATGCAGAGAATCCTGATGTGAACCTGGAAGACCTGGTAATTTCTAACTCTCAGATTCATCAAGAATTGACCAGTCATTTTCAGTCACAACTGGAACCAATGACAGCAACCGATCATCTTGGTAAGAATCATGTTTATCAAGCAAGTTATGATCGTGTTGATATGATGTTTCAGGAGTTTAAAAAGTCAGCACAAAAGGAGGTGAATTATCTTGTCAAAGAATTCGAATGTCGAAAATCTGCTGATTCTTATGCTCGTTCTGCTGTTAGTCGGAGTGGAGTGTTGGACTGCTCTAAACTTCACACTTACCGATTTAATGAAGACCTGTTCAAAAAGGTCACGGTAGTTCCTGATGGTAAGAATCACGGTCTGGTCTTTATTCTTGATTGGTCTGGGTCAATGGCACAGTGTATGGTGGATACAATCAAGCAACTTTACAACTTGATTTGGTTCTGTCAAAAGGTTCAGATTCCTTTTGAAGTTTATGCCTTCAGTAATGTTTATAAGTATGTCAATCATATGAAATTCCAAAGTGTTCCTGTTGATCACGGGGACAAGATTGAGAATCAATTTGTAATTGATGATGAGTTTTCTCTCCTTGAGTTTTTTACCAGTGGTCTTAAAAAAGCAGAACTCGAAAAGCAGATGAAGAACGTCTGGAGACTTGCTTATGCTTTTGACAACTATGTTGATTATGTAATTCCTGGTCCTTATCATCTTTCTGGAACTCCTCTTCATGAAGCATTGATCTGTCTTCATAAGATCATTCCCCAGTTCCAAGCGAAGAAGAAAGTTCAGAAAGTTCAGTGTGTTGTTCTCACTGATGGTGAAGCACCTCCTCTCCCTGTTTATCGTTCTTATGCTTATCGGGATTCTGAGAAGATGGGCACCGTTCACTTGCGCCCAGATCACTCATTCCTTCGCAACCGAAAGACAGGACACGTTTACAAGATCCCTTACGCCTTCACTGGTTTCACAACTGTGTTTCTGGAGGATCTTCGACAGTGCTTCCCCTTCGTTAACTTCATTGGCATTCGTATTCTTTCCTCCTCTGAGATGAGGCATTTCATCAATCGTTATGATGAAGATTCTTCTGGTGAACTTCTGAAGAAAGCAAGAAAGGATAAGTCTTATGTGACCAAAAACTCTGGTTATCATCAATACTTTGCGATTCTGTCAAGTTCTCTTGCTAATGATGTTGACTTTGAAGTTGATGATGGTGCATCCAAGGTTCAAATTAAGTCTGCATTTGTTAAGTCTTTGAAGAACAAGTCTCTAAATAAAAAAGTTCTCAATCAGTTTGTGGAACTGGTTGCTTAGGACAGATTGGAAACTGTCTCCACTGAGTGAAGTGGGGACAGAAATGAATTATAGTAAGTTCAGTTGAAAAGTAATTCGAATGGCACTCAGTCCAGAGTACATTGTTTCCTCCCTCCAGCAACTTTATGGTGACCAGGTAACCTCTGGCGACATTCGTGCCTGGTGTGCGATGAACGGAAATAATTACCAAACCGTAACCAAAAAACTTGAGAACTACAAAATCTCTCGTGGCAAATGGGATCTCAACACCACTGAACAACTGGAGCACACTTACAACCAACCTGCAGCAATGCCTGCAGTCGAACAAAACTTGATTCCTGAAAAAGATGATACCTTCGTCTCTTTTGGTTGCCACAATGATATCAAGAAGATTCTTCGGTCCCGTGTTTTTTATCCAACGTTTATCACGGGTCTTTCGGGTAACGGTAAAACGTTATCTGTTGAACAGGCGTGTGCTTCCCTAAATAGGGAACTGATTCGCGTTAACATCACCATTGAGACTGACGAGGATGATCTTATTGGTGGGTTTCGTCTTGTTAATGGCGAAACTGTCTGGCATAATGGACCCGTCGTGGAGGCTCTGGAACGTGGAGCAGTTCTCCTTTTAGATGAGATCGACTTGGCATCTAACAAGATCCTGTGTCTGCAATCAATTCTTGAGGGTAAGGGTGTCTTCCTGAAGAAGATCGGTAAGTTTGTTCATCCCAAGAACGGATTCAACGTCATTGCCACTGCCAACACGAAAGGTAAGGGATCTGAGGATGGTCGGTTCATTGGAACCAATGTTCTCAATGAGGCATTCTTGGAGCGTTTCTGTGTGACCTTTGAGCAGTCTTATCCGACTGCTGCCAATGAGGAGAAACTTCTTCGTCTGCACTCTGCCTCTGTTGGGCGTTATGATGACAAGTTCATTAAGCACCTGGTTGACTGGGCAGACATTATCCGTAAGACCTTCTATGATGGTGGCATTGATGAAGTGATCTCCACTCGTCGTCTGGTCCACATCATCCGTGCTTATGGCATCTTCGATGATAAGATGAAAGCAATTGAGATTTGCTTGAATCGCTTTGATGATGAGACTAAGCAAGCATTCATGGACTTGTATGATAAAGTTGATGGGGATGTTCAATTTGATCTTACGGCAACTGGAGAAAAGTTTCCCCGTGAGATATAATTAGAGGAAAAGACTTTCGTTATGAACGACACTGAATTTATTAGTGCAGCGGGGGGATATGAATACACCCCCGTAATGCACCAAGATCATTACACTTATCTGGATTCTATGTATCCAGACATTCCTGAAGATCTGAACGAACCTGTAGTTATGAAAACAAACCAGAATGGATTCTGGAAATATGAAGAAGATAAGACTCTGAAAGAACTTGAGCAGTATCTTTCTAGCACTTATCATTCTCATTACACATCCGAACAATCGAAGACACAAACTCTTGATTTGATTGAGAGCATTGGTGATGCAGAAGCATTTACCCGCTCGAACGCAATCAAGTATCTCTCACGCTTTGGAAAGAAGAAGGGAAAGTCAAAACTTGACATTCTCAAGGCAATGCATTATTGTATTCTTCTGTATCATTTCGCTGGTCTTCACACAAAAACTGCTGACAATTATGAAACTTTCTGAATCCACTGTTAATCTTCTGAAGAACTTCTCTTCGATCAATCAGTCGATCTTGTTCAAATCAGGAACTAAACTTCGATCGATTTCCGTGATGAAGAACATTCTTGTGGAAGCAAACATTGCTGAGGACATCCCCCGCGACTTCGGCATTTATGATTTGAACCAGTTCCTCAATGGTCTTTCTCTTCATACCAGTCCTGATCTGGACTTTGGTGATGAGGATTATGTGATCATCAAAGAGGGTCGGATGCGTTCGAAGTACTTCTTCGCTGACCCCAGTGTGATTGTGTCTCCTCCTGAGAAAGAAATCTCTCTTCCATCTGAGGATGTGTGTTTTGAGTTGACCAGTCAACAACTGGATCGTCTGAAGAAAGCAGCATCTGTTTACCAACTGCCTGACATCTCTGCCGTTGGTGATGGTAATGAAATCAAGTTGGTTGCTCGTGACAAGAAGAATGATACTTCTAATGACTTCTCCATTGTTGTTGGTGAGACTGACGCCGAGTTCGTGTTCAACTTCAAAGAAGAGAACTTGAAGATTGTTCCTGGCAATTATGAAGTGGTTGTTTCTTCGAAACTTCTGTCTCGCTTCCAGAACAAGAACATCGATGTGACTTATTACATTGCCCTGGAACCTGATTCCAGCTTCGGTTGATGAGACACATTCTCTTTACTCTGAAAGGTTGCTCTGAGGAGTTTTTGGATGATGAGGAGTTTGTAAGAGATGTGCTTTACAACGCATCCAAAAAGTGTCAGTCAACTCTTCTGGCACTTCACTCTCACAAGTTTGAACCTCAAGGGGTAACTGCCATTGTGTTGTTGGCAGAATCACACATCAGCATTCACACATGGCCAGAAAAGGGAATGGCAGTTTGTGATGTCTTTACTTGTGGAGATCACACCACACCAGAATTGGGTGTAGAATACATGAACACCATGTTTGGAGCAACGGACATGGTTTCTAATGAATTTGTGAGGCCTTTGTCATGAGAAAGTGGGAAGTCACCTATCGTTTAGAAAGTGTTGGAACTAAGTATCTGAAGATGATTGTAGAAGCAGATTACCAGCACGAAGCAAAAAAGATTGCACAGGCACAAATGCCTTCTGCAAAAATTTGTGGTAATCCAAGATCAATATGAAAGATTGGCAATCGTTATTCGAAACCTTATCTGAAGAAGAAAAGGATGGCATCGCACTTCTGAGAGTTATGGAGTGCACGAATGGTGTCATTCAGTTTGCTTACAGAGGAAATGAACCCTGGGCACTTCCGATTGAGAAAACCCGCGAAGTGATGAACTTCAGCATGGGATGTATTAAAAGGTGGACCATTCCTCTCAAAGAGGGGGATGTGACTTTCTCCCCAGAGACTGTGGAGATTTTGAAAGAGGTTCGTGAACTGTATCAGAAAGGCAAGAAAGACGATGCTGCTTTTGCTGAATTTATGAGAGCATCTGCTGCAACTGCAAAAGTTTGTGGCAAAAAAAGAATTATGAAAGCAAGTGAAGTTCTTGCTGAAAACTTTGACGTTTTCCCAGATGGCACGTTAAACTGGGGTGTTAATTACCTTATGCAGTTCTTGTGAATATCTTTGTCACTGACCCAGACCCAGTAATATCTGCTCGCGTTCTTCCCGATAAACACATCGTAAAGATGCCCTTGGAATGCTGTCAGATGCTCTCCATCGTGGCATCTGAAAAGTGGGGTCATGGATTTGGTGAACTTCCTAAATCAGATGGCACACCTTACAGAACAGACAAAGGTGCTTTTCGCAATCACCCCTGCACCATCTGGGCATCTAAGTTTGTTCTTAACTGGCGTTGGTTAATTCGCCACGGTCTGGCATTGTGTGAAGAGTATTCCAACAGGTATGCAAAAGTCCACAGTTGTCTTCCCACTCTTGCTCACGCACATCAGATCTTTCCAATGGCAGATCCAGCAGGAAGGTCTGGTAAAGACCCCACACCATTTGTTAGGGCAATGCCTGATGAGTTCAAGTTGGATGAAAGCATCTCAACCTTTGATGCTTACAAAATGTACATCGCATCCAAACCCTGGGTCAAAGACAATTATGTTAAACTACCAGAAAGGAAACCCGATTGGTTATGAAAACCACACTCACAGTTGATGATGATGGAATTCTTACATTCCCTGAAAACTTTCTGGACAGTCTGGGATGGAAGGAGGGTGATGTGTTAGAATGGATTGATAATAAAGATGGATCTTTTT